GTTCCTTGCGCTAACTCTTGGGCAAAGGCTTTGCGGAGGGTCTTAGCAGTTATGGGCGCTTTGGTCTGAGGGTTGATTACCCGCTCTGCAATTTGTTCATGCGGTAATCCACAGGCCGCTTCTATTCCTACTCTGAAGCGAGTCTTTTCATCGGGCACATAGGGTGGTCGTCCAGCCATTTTCTTATTCTCTCGTTAAAAGGCGGTAAAAATTACCGGATTCCAACGAATTTATGGGTCTGTATCGAAACATTCCAGTTATTTTCGATGGCTGTTTCTATACACAGATTGGTGGCTTTTTTGCTTGCGGATAGGGGTTGGAGCCAGATTACTTTGTCTTTTAGCTCTAAATCACGCAAGTTTTGAATGTCTTTTTGTTTACCTACTGGGTGTTTGATCTCATTTGCTCTATGCAAGCTGCTTGGCAAGACTTTGCGGTTCATTCCTATCTTTGGGCTTACCGTCACCCATACGTCTTCATGACACATGATTGGATATGTGCCGCTGGTTTCTATTTGAACAGACTTACCTGCTGCGATTAGGGCATCTGTAAGTGGATTGAGGTCATAGGCGCATGGTTCGCCGCCGGTAATGACAATGTGGTCAATCTTGTAGGCGCATAGAAGCTCTGTGAGGTCTTTGGCTGATAACTCTGTGTAATCGCTTGAATCAATTTCTTTATCAAGCATGTCAGTAACCAAAATTTCGTTACCTTCTAAGTCCCATGTGTGTTTAGTGTCGCACCATGAGCAACCAACATCACAAAACTGCATACGGACAAAGACCGAGGGAGTGCCGGTAAATTTAGCTTCCCCTTGAATGGTGGCGAAAATTTCGTTTACTTTATACATTTTTATACTCCATAAGAAGCGCTGTTGGCTCCATGCTCTGCAATGGTCACGTTTACCATTTTGACCCTATCGGCGTGTCCTTGGTCTTCTAGCCATTGTTTAGCCATTTCGTATACCAATTCGGCAAACGCTTCGCATCCAACCCGCTCTACAACTACTAAGTCGATAACGCCCAGTGTACGACCATGCAAAAACCAATGAAGGAAAGGGTCATCTTTAGCTACCACAGTTTTATGGTCGAACGTTTTTTTCAATATCTCTTTAAAGTCTTTGAGGCCACCAAAGTCTATGACCCAATTACGATGGTCAAGCTCAGTGGCTTCAAAGTCCAAGCGAACTGAAATGGCATATCCATGCACAAAGTGACAATGGGAATCCGCTCTCCATTGACGGAAAGCGCAACTTAGTCCAACGTCATGCCCAAATGTTTTGCTTGAGTAGTAGGTCATTTGCCAATCAGCCTTAAAAATTCATTTTTAGCTGACGCATCATTTAAAAAGACGCCTCTCATGATGCTGGTAGTCATCTTGGTTTCTGTTTCTCGCACACCACGCCAAGTCATACATTCATGTTGGGCTTCAACAATGACCGCCAGACCGCGGGGTTCGATAAGGCTTTCAACAAGGTCAGCAACTTGCACGGTGCTTTCCTCTTGAATTTGTGGACGAGCCATAATCCATTCAACTAAACGAACGAACTTACTTATACCAATGACCCTATCGCTAGGCAAGACACCAATCCAAGCCTTACCCATAATTGGGACTAGATGGTGGCTACAAGCACTACGAACAGTAATTGGACCTATGGTGTAAATCTGGTCTAAATTTTTGGCATTGGGGAAATCGGTTATCGTAGGCATACGTTCGTAACGGCCTTTGAAAACCTCTTTCAAATACATCTTTGCCACACGCTTCGCTGTTTCTTGCGTGTTATGGTCGTTTTCAGTATCAATGACCAAAGACTGAAGCATTCGCTCTAAGTCAGCTTCAACCTCTTTTTGTAGCGCCATCAGCTCACCATCCATAATCCAATCACCAATGTTGTCGTTGGCATGGAATGGAATGCCACGGCTTTTTAAACGTTGGCGGATAATTTCGGAAGTTTTCATTCTTTGAACCTTTCGACCAATGGGTCTTTAACACCCGCTTGTTTGAAACCGTGCGCTCTCAGCACACAGGAATGGCATTTACCACATGGGGGCACTTCACCTGCGTAGCAAGTATGCGAATAAGCCATAGCCCTCATACACCCGGGCAATTCTTGTGCCAACTCCACGGTTTCAGACTTTGATAAGTCCATCAGCGGGGTGTGGATTTTAAAGTTTTCGATGCCAAGCGCAAGGTTAATTGTTTTTTCTTGCGTTTTAATAAATTCGTCTCGGCAATCTGGATAGTTTGCGTTATCCATTTGGCAAACGCCAGTTACCAAGTCGTATGTGTCTAAGGCAAGAGCGTAATTGGCTGCAATGTTTAAAAACAATGCGTTACGCATGGGAACGAATGTAAGTTCAATACGGTCGCCAATAATTTTGTCCATCTCTTTGTAGTTTTTGTAGGTCTCTAACGTGGCGTTAAGGTCTACCAAAGGGCTACGGCTTTTCAGTAACCCTTTTACATTTACGATTTGATGTGAATCGACTTTGGCTAGTTTTGCTACTCTTTTGGCGCTTTTTAGCTCTACGCTATGTTTTTGGCCATAGTCAAAACTGATTGCATGGACTTCATTAAAGTTATTGATTGCCCAAAACAAGCAAGTCGTACTGTCTTGCCCACCAGAAAGAACTACCATTACTTTACTCATTTTGACCTCTCAATGTTGAATGATTGATTTCCCAGACGTTTAGCTGACGTTTTTTGCCAGCTTCTACGCCAATTCGTTTGCCTATTTTTTGATAGAAGTTGTTTGATTTGTTATCAACAGGGCATTTCAGCGTAATGATGTTGCACTTAGTCAGCACGGCTTCTATAAGCATTTTGCCCCCACCTTTGCCTCTTATGACAGGGTGAGTTCCGACCTCATAAATTACCCCAACACCATCACGCTTGCGGATGTTAAAGCTACAAAAACCCACAACGACTTTGCCCGACACAAGCAAAAACAACTTTCCTTGTTTTGCTTGTTGACGATAAAAAACAGCCACCACGTAGCCGATTTCATTGAGCATCAGTTTTGTCAGCTTAAGAAGCTGATTTAGTTGATCTTCAAACTCAATCGAGTTAGGGTTGGCTGTTATGACTATCATTTTTCGATACGCACCGAAGGATTGATACTGATACCGCCACGAGGCATGAAGTCGCCTCGCACTTCAATCCACTTAGGGCTCATCAAAGCTACCAAGTCATTGGCAATAGTGTTTACGCAATCTTCGTGAAAGCTTCCATGAGTACGGAATCCGAACAAATAGAGTTTTAAAGACTTAGATTCGACCAATTTTTGATCGGGCGAATAACGAATGGTGATGTTTGCGAAGTCAGGTTGCCCAGTTTTTGGGCAAATGTGCGTAAATTCTGGGCACTCCAGCTCAACAACGTAATTGTTTGCTGGAAATTGGTTCTCGAAACTTTCCAAGATAGCGGGGTTGTAGCTAGCCCCGTAATCGGTGGTATTTGCCCCGAGAAGGGTTAGTGTTTTAGTGTCGCTCATATTGACCTTTCAGATAAGTTTTTTGGATTTAAGAAGCTCTAACGATTGAAATACACAGTTAATCTGCTCTTTGTTGCCAACAGCTAGATAGACTTTTGTGCCTATGTTGCGTTCTATTTCCACCGCCCTCTTTACATGGCTGGTAATGGTCATAAAAGACGCCAAACCTCTAATGTTTACACCGTCATAAGGCGCTGATGAGCCTTCCCAAGCGTCTTGGTTAGCTAACAGCGCAATTTCTTGATGAGTAAATCCTGTCTTGACTAGGCTATCAATGACTACCCTATCGGGCTTTTTGACGAAATCCGTACGATGGACTGACTTTAAATTACCCTGTCCAACGTAATACTGCAAATTGCCAAACCTAGCCGCTGAAAACAGACTACTACTATCTACGGAATAGGGTTTGTAATGCTTGATAAATGGCATGTTGACGAACCCTAGCCAGTGGGTGTCCCTGCCTTTGTTTACTTGATTGAACCACTTAACGTAGTTTCGGTTTGACCCGCCAATGGCGATACCGCCAAACATGATGTAATTTGTATGCGTATAGAACTCATCTAAACGCTCGACAGTATCACCTCTGGTGAACACCGGCATCACATCGGTGAACCCCATATCTAACATCTTGTAATAGTTGGTGTAAGTCTTTTCTGGGTCGCCGTAAACATCAAATTGAACAGCTTTGTAATCCCAATGGCTTGGAACGGTCTTGAGGAACTTGCAATAGTCCTCCATCAAAATTTTTTTACCAGTATTCCAAGCGGTAAATGCGCCGGAATCAACAATCAAACGAAAAGATGATGGGTCTCTAGCCATCAGGTTGGCATAGTTAGCCTGACTAAAATAAGGAAAAGCAATCAGTATGTTGAGTTTAGGAGACTTCAACATCATCTAATCCTAACGAATCTACCAAGTTGGTAATGGCTTCCCAAAGCTCTTGTTTTAATTCTGGATTGCAAGTTATGGTGATGCGCTCTTGGGCTACGCTGTCTTTTGGCTCAATGGCTTCCATTTTTTCAATGTCAGAATCCCAACCATTAAACAAAAGATTAAGTTCCATTTCATTGAAACCTGCCAAGTGCTGCAAATGAAGTTCCAAGTCTTGGAGTTCATTCTTAAGCATTTCTTCGTCCCAACCGGCATTCAATGCAAGTTTGTTATCAGCTAGAACGTATGCCCTGCGTTGGGCGTCTGTTAAATCATGCAACGTAATCGTGGGCACTTTTTCCAAGCCCAGCTTACGAGCGGCCATTACCCGACCATGACCAGCAATGATTGTTTTATCTGGGTTCAGCAAAACAGGGTTAGTGAAACCAAATTCTTTAATAGACCCCGCAATCTGCGCTACCTGCTCATCGTTGTGCGTCCGAGCGTTTCGGGCGTAGGGAATCAAATCTTCAATCGCAATGTAGTGAATTTCGAGGTTTTTCATGGTCATTTCTGCGGTTTGAAATAGAACTTCTGGCCATCCTACCCGAAATTTGCAATTTTTTTCAGAAATCTTTAAATTTTTTTGATTCTTTTGTTGTTTCGTGTTCTTTCGTTGTTTTCGATACTATAATTTACTTACGCCCAAGCAATATCGCAGACGGGCTACAAAGGAAAACAAAATGACATACGCAGCAGTTCAAACAGCTTTAAACAATTTGCAAGACGCTATCGAAGTAGTCAATACCAAAAGAGGTTACGACAGCAGAGACAACATTTCATACACCCTTGGTTATATCCAAAGTATGTTCTCTGGCATTGTGGCTTCTTTGCCCAAAAGTCAACAAGCCAAAATTATGGCTGAGATCAGAGAAACCACTGCACACCTAAGCGAATTGACAAACTAAAACAAGACTGCAAGCCCTGTGACAGAGGGTTTGCGGATCGTGTTTTTACGATCTTTTACTTAGGAGCAGAAAAATGGCACACGAACTTACTATCCGTTTAGACGGCAAAGCTGAAATGGCTTATGTTGGCGAAACCCCTTGGCACGGCCTTGGTCAGCAACTTGACCCCAACGCTGGCATTGACGATTGGCGCAAAGCCGCTGGTCTTGATTGGTCTATTCAGCGGTCATCTGTTTTGTATAAGCAACCCAATGAATCCGCAGTATCTACTTTTACTGGACAAGAAGTTTTATTCCGTAGCGATAATGGTGAACCATTAAGCATTGTCAGCGAACGCTACCACGAAGTGCAACCAGCGCAAGTGCTTGAGTTTTTTCGGGATTTAGTTGATACCCAAGGCTATAAGTTGCATACCGCTGGCACTCTCAAAGGCGGTCGCCGCATCTGGGCATTGGCTGAAACGAACAAAGCTGCGGAAATTACGCCAGATGATGGAATTGGCGGCTTTTTGTTGCTTGCTACCAGCTGCGATAGAGGCATGGCAACATCCGCACGATTTACGTCTATTCGTGTGGTTTGCGCCAATACTTTGGCAATCGCTGAACGTGAAATGGCAAATTCGATCTTTGTTCGTCATAACACTAAGTTTGACGCAACCAAAGTCAAAGATGAGTTGGGCGTGCAAGTGAGCCAATGGGAACGCTTTATTGGCGATGCCCGATACCTTGCCACCAAAGAATGTTACGGCACTAAACCTGACCAATATCTCAAAGCTTTGTTTGAGCCTACATCATACCGCCTCAAGACCGATGCCAACTTTAAGATTGAAGACAGCCGTGCTTACAAAAGCGTCCTTGATCTTTTTCATGGCGCTGGCATGGGTTCACAACTTAACGGCTCTCGGGGCACTTACTGGGGCATGGTCAATGCGGTGACTGAATTTATTGACCACCATTCTTTTAAACGTAGCGCCGATGCACGATTAAACGAAGCATGGTTCGGAACCGGCGACAAGTTGAAAACCAGAGCTCTCGAACTAGCTCTTTCAGCATAGTTTAATACTATATAACCTCAAAAACTCATAGAAATATATTCGTGTATTCTATGAGTTTTCGTCATTTTTGATATTGTTTGATGTGTTTCTAGACTATAATTTATTTACGCCAAGCAATTTCGCAAATGGCGGTTTAGGAGTAAGACATGAACAAACGTGAATTTTTAAAATTGAAAGTTGGCGACAAAGTTGTTTGCAACTCTTGTATTGATGCCACTATCCGCACCGTTGAAGCAATCCCAGCCGACAGTTTTGAAATTTTGATCTCTTGGTTAGAGGGTATGCACAAATGCAAACAATGGGTTGACTACACCCTGCTAGAAATGGCTAGCAAAGAGCAGTTGAATTACTGCTACGAAGAAAAGTCATTGTTCTAATTTTCAATAACAACAGGGGGCTTAGTCCCCCTTAGGAGCAAGCAATGAAGACGTTTTTTTATGACCTGATGTGCGCCGGTATTTTTGTTTTGGTGGCTTTTGGCGCAGCCATCGTCTATTTCATCAACTTAGGAGCTTAAAAATGAACTTGCAACAATCCCACGATGACGCAGTAGCGACTGCTCAAATTGACCATGACCAACGATTGATTTCTATCGAAGGCATTGTTCACGAGGTGCGGACGCATAGCACCAACGCTATGCGTTATACGCTTTTTCCAACAGATATGTCTGATATGTCTGACAAGTGGCATACCTATACGCCTATCGAGTACGCCAAGTTTGACTACTTGCTGCCCGAGGGTTTCAATAGCGTAGCTCGACAAGTAGAAACTCTTAACAAAGAGGTTGACCGCTTAAACGATGAATACAAACGCAAAATAGACGAGATTAAACAGCGTCTCCAGACTTTGCTAGCAATAGAAAACAAGTTAGAAGACGTGCCCTTCTAAAAATTTTCAACAATTTGCACCAACCATGAAAAACGGCTTTATAATTTTCAACGTTGTCGTGACAAGCAACGAAATTGAAGCCGTTTATACATGCGCTCTGTTTTGCCTAAGTTTCCGTAGAAAGAATTTAGGCAAGACTTGTCACCAGAGCGCAGTTGTAAACGGCTTTTTTCATTTTCGATTTCACATCAACCGTCAGGGCGCGTTAGCTGATGGTCTGCATGGACTGAACCCAAAAAACACCGCACCTCGTCACACCCCGAGGCAAAAGGCGACCAGCGTTGGTTTAGCGACTGGTAAAGCATTGGGTAACTCAGGTGGAAAACTAGGCCTAATGTATAAGCGAATAAACCCGTCAGGCGCACTTGGGGGCTTTTGTGTTTACAACAACTTAAGCCTTGGAGAGGGAAGGAAAGAAGTCAGTCTTATCCACCCTAGGAAAACTATTGTCTAAAGGAAAGTAATGGAGTTATTTGAATCAGGGTTCGACCTCTTTTGGAAAGCATGGCCTAAGAATCCAAGAAAAGGCGCAAAGGCAGCTTGCCTAGCAAAGTGGAATAAAGGTTACTACGAAACACAATCCGATCAAATTATCAAACACGTTGAGTGGATGAAAACCACAGGCGATTGGAAAAAAGACAACGGCGCTTTTATTCCAGCACCCTTGGTGTATTTAAACCAACAACGATGGGATGGAGCGGAGATACCAGAAGTCAAAGAACAAGTCAGCACATTGGAGGTCATTGCCCAAGAAAGAGCCAAGGCAGTACCAATGCCAGACCACATTCGTAAACGCTTGCAAGAATTACGCAAATGACGTTAGACCAAGCAAATGAAATTCTTAACAAAATCAAAGCTGGAACTTCTTACCCTGCTTACATTGTTGACCAAGCATTGCAAACAACTGGAGATTTAAGTGCAGTACCCGAAGATGAATTACATACGAAGCAGAAAACTTATGTCTGCTTACCGCCAGATTCCATGCCAGATTTGTGGCGTCAACGATGGGACAGTGGTCGGGGCGCACTCCAATCAATCCAAGCATGGCAAAGGGCGGGGGATTAAAGCCAGCGACATTTATTGCGCCAGCCTTTGCCATAAATGTCATCACACAATCGATCAAGGCACGTTTTACAACGAAGACGAAAAACGTGACTTATGGAACATTGCTCATGCGGCAACCGTAAACGAATTGTTGCGTCATGACTTATACCCCAAAGGTATTAAATATGAAAGCATCGAATGATACAAATAACTATCCCCGGCAAAGCAACACCCAAAGGCAGACCTCGGTTCGTTCGCAGAGGTAACTTTGTCAGCACTTACACCGATAAAGCGACTGAAAGTTTTGAGGGGAAAGTTGCCTATCTAGCCAAACAAGCTATGGCAGGTCAAGAACCCCTCAGATCAGCGGTCTGCGTTGTTATTTTCTTCAACCTAAACATTCCATCCAGTTACTCAAAAAAACGCCGTGCTGCGTGCCTTAGTGGTGACGAAATGCCCACCAAAAAACCCGATTGGGACAATCTTGCAAAGTCAGTTACAGACGCTTTGAACGGCATAGCCTATACCGATGATGCCCAGATTGTTCAAGCACTCATCATCAAACAGTACGCAGAACAGGAGGAAATAATAATTTACGTATCACCATTAAAAAACATCAAAACGCATGAAAACATATCATATAATGATTTTGGCGTTGGTCGTGACGCTTTACAACCTTAGGAGCTATAAATGAAAAACATCGCAACAGCATTGGTCAAAGCACAAAAGGCATTTGGACCTGCTCTCAAATCATCAACAAACCCGCACTTTAAAAGCCGTTACGCAGACTTAGCCGCTTGCGTTGAAGCGGTCATAGATGCCCTCAATAACAATGGCATTGCCCTTATTCAGCGTAACTACGAAGACACTACTGGTGTAACCGTAGAAACGCTTTTTATCCACGAATCTGGCGAGACATTGGAATGTGGCAAGTTGCACGTTCCGGCTAGTAAACAAGACCCACAAGGCTATGGTTCAGCTTTGACATACGCAAGGCGTTATAGCCTTATGGCAGCTTGCGGTATAGCACCAGAAGATGATGATGGTAATGCCGCTAGTCGCAGGGTTCAAAGCGTTGACCCTAGCCGTGTAGCTGATTGGTTAGCCGCTATTGGTGCTGCCGCTAACGAAGATGAGCTGAAGAAAATTTACACCGAAGCTTTCAAAGACACCCAATCAGACCCCGAAGCACAGAAACAAATTATTGCCGCCAAGAACGCAAGAAAGGCGGCACTCTAAATGGAACAAAGAACAGATGAATGGTTCAGCGCAAGACTTGGCAAAGTTACAGCCAGCAGAGTTTCAGACGTGGTTGCTAAAACTAAGTCCGGCTACTCGGCTTCTCGTGATAACTACATGGCGCAGTTGGTTTGCGAAAGATTGACTAATAAACCCACAGAGAGTTTTTCTAACGCTGCTATGGATTGGGGCACACAAACTGAGCCCCTTGCCCGAGCAGCTTACGAAATCTACGCCAACTACTTTGTTAACGAAGTTGGTTTTATTGACCATCCCCGCATTTTGTGGTCTGGGGCTAGTCCCGATGGGCTTGTTGGCGATGATGGGTTAATTGAAATTAAGTGCCCTAATACGTCAACGCACATTGATACTCTTTTGAGCCAAACAGTCCCCAAAAAATACAATGACCAGATGCAATGGCAAATGGCTTGTACTGGCAAAGAGTGGTGCGACTTTGTTAGTTATGACCCACGGTTGCCCGAACATTTACGTTTGTTCGTCAAACGAATTGATCGTGACGCTCAATACATTAACTTACTTGAGCATGAAATCATCGTGTTTAACGGTGAAATTCAAGAAAAACTTTCCAAACTGAAGGCTTTAGGAGGCCAATTATGAACTCGATCTGCGTAGCTGGTATTGTTGGTAAAGATGCCGAACTTCGTGCAATTCAAACAGGCGATTCGGTATGCAAGTTTTCTGTTGCCGATAGTTTTAAAGACAAAACCATTTGGTGGAACTGCTCTTTGTTTGGCAAGCGAGCAGAATCGCTTACTCAATACATTACCAAAGGGTCAAAAGTGACTGTAACTGGTAGCGTTTCGGAACGTAAATGGATTGACCCAAACGGAACCGAACGCACTTCGATGGAAATTAGAGTTACCGACTTATCTTTACAGGGCGGTAGTCAAAACAGTCAGCCTAAAGCTGCATTGACCTCGCCCAAGCCGGACTTTGATGATGAAGGCGACATACCTTTCTAACCATGGAACTCCACAAAGTTTTTATTCTTCGTGGCGAAGCGCAAGCCAAAGCTCTATGGGCGTTTTTAAAAGCCAATTGGCAACAAATGGCAGACGAAAAACGCTACCTTGCAATTACCGTAACAGAGTGGAAAAATAAAAGAAGTGTGGAACAAAACAAAAGACTATGGAAAATTCTCAATGAAATTGCAGATTCGGCATGGGTCAATGGCGACCAATATAGTGCTGATGCTTGGCATGAAATGTTTAAACGCAAGTTCATTGGGCAAGAAGAATTGCCTGATGGTGGAATCTTAGGAATTTCTACCACCACGCTAAACGTGTCTGAGTTTGGTGACTACATGACAAAAATAGAGGCATACGCCGCTACGGAACTTGGTTTAGAAATAATGGTATGACTATGGAAACAAATATCGAATGGGTTAAGTTAGCCCACTATTGCAAGCTGACAGGCGAAACATCATCAGGTGTTCATGCCAAGCGCAAAGCAGGTCATTTTATAGACGGAATTCATTGCAAAGTAGCTGGCGATGGAAATCTTTGGATTAACTTGCCAGCAGTGAAACAATGGGTAGAAAGTTCAACTGTTAAAAAGTAACTTAACAAATAGGAGTGATGCACTATGAGTAAAGAAAAGGGAATCCAACAAGTAAGCGAAAGCAATGCAGAGTGGTTAAACAAAGCTAACTTATTGTTTGTTCGCTATTTAAAGCTGTCAAGGTATGAGCCATTCTCATCCTGCGACTTCCGTCTTTGGGCAAACCAAGTTCATAAACTAGGCGAGCCTAACCACCCTAATGCTTGGGGCGCATTGTTCAATGCTGCTTTCAAGCAAGGCGTGATTGTTCCAACTGGAGGCTACGAAGCCTCTATACATCCCAAAGCACATGGCCGAATGATTCGACTTTGGAAACGATTTTAAGGAGACAACATGGGTTATCTAATTGGGGGCGCTTGCGTCCTAGCATGGCTTACGCACATTTTTTATTGCTTTGCACATTTGATGTGGGGCTTTTTACTGGCAGGGGCAATTTTCTTTCCTATTGGCATCTTGCATGGGTTTTATCTTTGGTTCAATTAAGGAGACAGCATGAAAACAAATGAATTAACAGGCGCTGCCCTTGATTGGGCTGTGGCGAAAGCCGAAGGAGCAACAGATTTTTGGTTTGATACGGTGGCTACATACTGGGTCAAGCTAGACGGAAAAGACCGAGCACTGCGCTATGGTTGGGCGCAGTCTTACTTACCCTCAACCGAATGGGCACAAGGCGGGCCGATTATTGAGCGCGAGGAATTGACCTTGAGCTACTCCCCTTATGACCATGTTTTTTATGGGCGTACCCATCCTTGGTGCGCTGAAAAGACGGGGCGCACGGAGTACGGCCCAACACCACTAATTGCCGCTATGCGGTGCTATGTCGCAAGCAAGCTGGGTGATGATATAGAAGTGCCGGAGGAGACAGCATGAAACACGTTTACAAAACTAAAACAGGTATTGAAATTGGCAGCATGTATGAGCAACCGCAATTTAACCTAGCGATGAGCAAAGATGCCGAGGAATTGCAACGTAGTCTTATTAGAGCAAAAAACGAAGTAGTAATTTATACGTCAGGTTTTAAAGATTATTCATCTTCTGATGTGGCGTGGTTAATTACTCTTGCGCTATCAGTGGTTGGGTTTTTAATTGTTTGTTTATTAAAATAAGGCAACTCAATGAGCCACTTTGTTGGGCAATGCAAAACGCCAGTTGCAAAAGATTGGCGTGTTGTGGTTTATCAATCAAACAAACTTGATGACACCATCAATAAGACCTTGGC